TCAGGGAAACCGGAACCGCGCCACGATCCGGGATCGCCAGGGCGGGGTCAGCGGACTTTCGATGACCCCATGAGAGGTATAGGCATGCAGAAATCGCGCCTCGTCGCCGACCTGGGACAGGATACCCAGATGCTTTGCGATCGCACCGGGCCGCATGCGGAACAGCAGCACCTGACCCGGCCCCCAGGCCGCATCCTGGGCCACGGGCCGCAGATGCCGCATCGCCGCGCCCAGCAGCACCTCGGCGCCGCCGCATTCGGCCCAATCGGCGGTATAGGCGGGGGGCGCCTCGGGCTCGGCCCCGTGGATCTCGCGCCAGACGCCGCGGATCAGGCCCAGGCAATCCGCGCCGCTGCCCCGGGCGCTGGCCTGATGCACATAGGGCGTGCCCAGCCAGCCGCGGGCCACCGCGACGACCCGCTCATCCATGACGCGTCACCTGCGGCGCCAGCAGCCAATCCTCGGGAGGCAGATGCGGAAAGCCCCGGAAATTGGCGAAATTGCCGAATTTCAGCCGGCAGGTCCGGGCCGCCTTGTCGCAGCCCGCCGTCAGGCGCAGCTGATCGCCCGGCGCCGGCAGAAGGCCAAGCGCCGACCACAGCTCGATCACGCGCCGGCCACCGGGACGGGCGCTGTCGTTCTTGATCGCCGCATGCAGCCCCTCGGCGGCCCCGCTCTGAACCTCCAGCCGGCCATGCTCGAACCAGTTGGCATCGAAGGCGGGAAAGTCGGAAAAGCTGAAGATCCGCCCCTCCTCCAGCCCCTCGACTGATCGCTCCACCGACAGGCCCGGCGCGTCCAGATCGACCTGGCAGGCCCCGTCGCCCAAGCGCGCCGAACAGCGCGGGTGATAGACCCGGCCCTGCGGCGCGTTCAGCAGATCGGCCAAGCCCCGCAGTTCCGCCCGGAAGGCGCCGTTGCTGCGCGAGACCTCGCCCAGGGAGCCGCGAAAGACCAGCCGCCGCTGCGCGACATCGGTCCAGTCGACCTCCCACAGGCGCAGCTCGGCCCCGTCCCACCGACCCGCCATCAGGTCGCGTTCGGTGATGGCATCGTCGCTCAGCGCACCAATGGCCTCGGAATTGTCGACCGACAGGCCGGTGCCCTGCACCAGCGCCCGGGCCGTCAGGCCCCGGTCGGGGCGGAACGCGATGCCCCCGAAGGCCAGCGGTGCGTCGTGATCGGTCAGGCCCAGCACCAGCCCGTCGCCGCGTCGCAGGGACCAGGCGCGGGCTATCGTCGTCACGCTCATGCCCGCACCTCCACCACCGGGATGCTGGGCACCTGCCCCGCCTGGAACGAGCTGACCGACACCGCGATCCGGTCCGTGTCGAAGCGCACCGGCACGTCGAACTCGAAGCCCGCGGTGATCTCGGCCCCGACCTCGGGGGCCTCATGGAACAGGATCAGCCCGGCCCCGTAATCGACGGTATAGTTCAGCTCGACAAAGACCTCGTTGCCGCCGATCCCGGCATGGACGGTGCCTGCCACCGGCTTGACGATGGGCCGGTGATAGACCGTGGCCCCCGACCGGTACGCCTTGCTCAGCGCAAAGCTGCGCCGCTGCCCGTCGCCCACCGCGATGATCTGGTCGGTGAACTGGGGCGCGACCGAAGGCAGGCAGCTCTTGTGATCGGACCAGTCCTTCCAGCGAAAGGCGTGCAGCTGCCCGGCCCGCGCCTCGAAGAAGGCGATCACCGCCGACAGGTCGTCCAGCGAGCGCAACCCCATCCCCGCATCGAAGCGGCGCAGGGCATGGCTCCAAGGCGAGTTGCGCTCCTCGAAGCCGCTGGCCAGGGTGACGATCTCGGTCCGCCGCTCGGGGCCGCCGATGGCGCCAAAGGACAGGCTGGCGGGAAATCTGACATCGTGAAAGGCCATCTCGTGCCCCCTTTCAGCTGTTGCGGTCGCCGCGCGCCAGAACGCGCGACATCTGGGCGGCGATCTGCCCCTGGCTGCGCCGGAAGCCCGCCACATCGGGAGTCTGGATGTTGAAGGTGACGTTGACCGACCCGCCCCCTCCGGCGGCGGCCACGCCCAGCCTGCCATCCGCGCCCCGGCGCAGGGGCAGGATCGCCTCGGGCCCGGCCTCGCCCATCAGGCCCTGCCCGCCTCGCATCGGAAAGGCGGTGGGCCCCGAGACGATGCCGCCGATCTGACGCCCCTGCGCAAAGGCGCCGCCCTTGGCAAAGGGCGTCAGGCTGCCCCCCACCAGCCCGCCCAGGCCGCTGGCAAGGGTGCCCGCCAGGGCCCCCTCGACCGGCTTCATCGCGATGCCATAGACCGTGTCGGCCAGCGACCGCCCGATCTTCGTCAGCGCCTCCGACAGGGTGCCGCCGTCCAGCACCAGCCCATCGATCGCCCGACCCAGCCCCCGTTCCAGGCCCGAACTCAGCGTGCCCACCTCGCGCGAGGTCAGCGTCATCGATTGCCGCAGCCGCCCCAGTTCGGCCTGGAACTCGCGCGTCTCGCGGGCGGTGCCGCCCAGATCGTCGTCCAGCCGGTCCAGCATGGATCCGGCCCCCTCACCCATCGCCATCGTCCTGTCCCTTCGGTTCGCTCCTCCGCGCGCCCGAGGGTCCGGGCGCATCGGGATATCGGGCCGCCAGCCCCGCCAACCGGTCGCGCGTCATGCGGGGCAGGCTTGCCGGGCCCAGCCCCAGCATCAGCGCCAGTTCGGCGGGCGTCAGCGCCCAGAACTGGTCGGGATGCAGCCGCAGGTCGCGCAGCCCGGCACGCATCAGCCCGGCCCAATCCAGACCCGCGCCCCCGGATCCGCCGCGCCCGCTCATTCCGGCGCCCGGAAGGCCAGCGCCAGCAGCCGGGCCGCGATCCGGGCGGCCTCCAGCGGCCCGCCCTCGATCTGCACCGCCCGCAGATCCTGCGCGCTGCCGGTCCAGCCCGCGCCGCGCAAGCCCGCCACCACGACCGCCAGGATCTCGGCGCTGGAAAACCGCCCCTCGTCCAGCCGGGCCACCAGCCCGGCCAGCCCGTCTATCTGCAGCTGGCCCTCCAGCTCGGCCAGCGCGCCCAGGGTCAGCCGGGCGACATGGGGCTGGCCGTCCAGTACCACGGCGACCTCGCCGCGCAGCGCATTGGCCATCACAGCGCCACGAAGCTCAGCGCCCCGGCCGAGGCCAGCGCCATCTCGTAGGTGGCCTCGCCGTCATGGCTGCCGGCATAGTCCAGCCCGGTGATCTGGAATGGCCCCTCGACGCGCCCGAAATCGGGGATGATCACCTGAAAGCGCGGAACCTCGCCGTCAAAGAAGGCCTGCCGCGCGCGCCCGTCGCTGTCCGCGTCGCGAAACACGCCCGAGCCCGCGATCTGCGCGCTGCGGATGCCCGCCCCGCCCAGCAGCTCGCGCCAGCCGCCCTCGCTTTCCAGACTGGTCACATCGACCGTCTCGGCGTTGAAGGACAGGCGCGTCGCGCGCAGTCCCGCCAGGGTCTCGAACGTGCCGTCGCCGGACATGTCCATCTTGATCAGCAGATCGCGTCCGCTCTGTACCGCCATTGTCCTGTCCTCTCACGTCAGATCGATGCGCGCGCGAAAGGTCAGGTCGACCTGCCGCGCCGCACCGCTTTTCACCCGGCGTGCCGAGGCACGCAGGAACCACATCCCGGCCAGCCGGCCCCGCGACAGGACCAGCCCGCCCGCCTCCAGCGCGTCGGCCACGGCCACCGCCGCCGCCTTGACCGCGCCGAAGCCCGCGCCGCTGTCGCTGCCCGCCATGACCGAGATCACGAAATCATGCCGCGACCCGCGGGCCGTGGCGTCGCTGGCATCGCGCGCCTCCTCGGGGCCCAGGGACACGAAGACCCCGCTCGGCGCCTCGACCGGCATCGCGTCATAGATCGCGTCGCCGACCAGATCCGCCAGCGCGGCATCGGCGCGCAGATGCTGATAGACGGCCGCCTGCAAGGCGACCCCCGCCCCATAGCTCATGTCAGGTCCTCCTCGCGCGAAAAGCAGTCCAGGAACCGCCCCGATCCGTCCTGTTCCGCGACCGCCTCGATCAGGAACAGCCGGGGGCCAAGGCGGAACCGCTGGCCCGGGCGCGGCCGGCGCGGATCGCCCACCGGGGCGGCCCGCAGGGTGATGCGCCATTGCACGACGCTGATCAGGCCCGCCCCGGTGCCCCGCTCGCGCCCCGAACGGGCGTCCATCCGCGCCCAGAGCCAGCCCAGATGCCGCCAGACGGTGGCGTGCCCGCCCAGCCCGTCGGCGATGCGCTCCGAGGTCTCCAGCCCCAGCCGCGTGGTCAGATCCGGCAGGGCCATCAGCGCCACTCCCGGGTGCCGCGCCCGGCCAGGGTGCGCACCGCGCGCCAGCGCTCGATCAGCGAGCTGACCCCGAAAGGCAGCGCGTGATGGCGCTCGTCCCGGCTGCGGTCGTCGTAATAGCGCGCCGCCAGCAGGATGACCGCCTGCGCCAGATCGGGCGGCACCTCGCCCCAGTCGTCGCCAAAGCCTGCCAGGAAGGTCACCGTCACCGATCCCCGGCGCGGCACATGGGGCAGGACCACGCCCGTGGGCAGGATGACCGGGCGCTGCAGATCGGGCACCAGCCGCCAGCCCTCGGGGGGCAGCACGGTCACGGTGCCCGCGCCGTCGTCGATCTCGATCCGCTCGACCGCATGGACCGGCGCCAGCGGCAGGGCCTGTCCCAGCCGGTCGCGCCAGTCGTCCAGCTGCATGCGAAAGCGCCGCTTCAGCAGCACCTTGCCCGTGCGCCCCTCGATCGCGGCGATCGCCGCGCGCAGAAAGCCCGCCAGCGCGGCGGTCTCGGCAGCGTCCTCCGGCCCCTCGAAGCCCTGGGCCAGCCGCAAATGCCCGCGCAGGGCGGCCACCGGCAGCGCCTCCGCCGCAGGCGCCGTTTCCTCTATCAGCATCATCTCGCGAACCTCCCGTGCCATCCGTCCGCATGTCTACCGGGGCCGGCCCCCGCGCCCCGGGGGCCGGCCTGCCTTCCCGCGCCTTGAGAAAGGAAGGGAACGCGCTCCCACGCCGGCCATCAGCGCGCGCGGACAGTTGCTAGACCGGAACGACCGGCAGCTGACGCGTCCCCTTCCCCTCACCCGATCCCCGAAGGGATCAGGAGAACTTCAGCAGCTTGACCGCCCGGAAATCCGTGACGCCGCCGCCGACCCGCTTGGTGGCGTAGAACAGGACATGCGGCTTGGCGCTGAAGGGATCGCGCAGCACCCGCAGGTCGGGACGTTCGACGATGGTATAGGCGGCGCGGAAATCCCCGAAGGCGATCGCCAGTGCGTTGTTCGAGACATCGGGCATGTCCTCGCTGATCAGCACGCCATAGCCCAACAGCTGCGGCACCTGCCCCGCGCTCAGCGCATCGGTCCACAGGAAGCGGCCATCGGCGTCCTTCATCTTGCGCACCCGCGCCGCCGTCTTCGAGTTCATCACGAAGCTGGCATTGGTCCGGTATTCCGCCCCCAGCGCATAGACCAGGTCGATCAGGCAATCGGCCGGCGCGGCGGCCGGGAACTCGCCCAGGCCCCCGGCAAGGACGAAGCCGATCTGGCTGGCCGTGGCGGCCGTGTTCAGCGCGGTCGGATAGGACAGGATGCCGCGCGGCTTGGCCACGCCGTCGCCCTTGATGAAGGCCTCGGCCTCGGAGCGCGCGAACTTGTCGGCGATCCGCTCGGCCAGCCAGCTCTCCACGTCGAAGGCGGCGTCGTCCAGCAGGCGCTGGCTGGCCTTGGGCATGGCCGACAGCTCGTGGACGGGGATGCTGATGCGCTCGATGCCCGCGTTGGCGCTTTCGGTCGCGGCGGCCTCGGTGGCCCAGCCGGCGCCCATCTCGCCCTTCTCGACCAGCACCTCATAGACGGCGCTCTCGATGGTCACCACATTGGCCAGGCGGCGCAGCGAGGCGCCGGAATGCAGCACGTTCTGCACCGCCTCCGCCACCCGGGGCGCCGCCAGGAAGCCGCCGTCGCTGGCGACAGTCATGGCCTTCTCCTCCAGGACCAGCCCGCGAAGGCCGTCATCGTCGCCGCTGCGCAGATAGGCGTCGAAGGCCTTCTGATGCGGGACGCCCACCTCGGCGGTGGCGGACAGAGGGGCGCGGCCCCGAAGGGCGGTCTTGCGGTCGATCATGGTCATGCGCTCTTCCTGTGCATTGAGCTTGGTCTGGATATCGTCTCGAAAGCCCTTGAGTTCGCTCACGAACCCCATCATGGCCCCCTTCAGGTCGGCAGGCATGTCGCCGCCGGCCGCGGCCTTCACCTCGGTCATGGTCGTCTCCTCATCGCGATGAACGGGGCCGCGCCCCTGTTGCCGGACCGCCTCTGCCCCTTGGGGCACGGCGGGTCCGAACCCGTGAAGGGGCCGCGCGGCAAAGCCCGCCCGGCCCGAAACCTCATGCGCCCCGCAGAGCCCGGGCGGCCTGCGCGAACAGGGCCGCCATCTCGCGCAGATCCTCGGTCTCCTTGCGCCCGACCTTGGCCTCGGGCAGCATCGGAAAGGTCACCAGCGACACCTCCCACAGTTCGACCTCGGCCAGCGCCCGGCGGCCCTTGGCATCCCGCTCGGCCCGGATCGTGCGATAGCCGATGGACAGCCCGTCGATGGCCCCCGCCTCGATCAGCGCCGCAGCCTCGCGGGCCTGCGCCACCTCGGGCAGAAGGCGCCCCTTGACCCACAGGCCGGTCGCGTCCTCGCGGACCTCGTCCCAGACTCCGATGGGCCGGGTGGGATCGTGCTGCCACAGCATCCGCACCTTGCAGCCCTTGGCCGCCAACCGCGCCAGCGACGCGGCGAAGGCCCCGGGCAGGACCGCATCGCCCCCCTGGTCGGTCAGCCCGAAGCGGCTGGCATAGCCCTCGATCACCCGGTCGCCGGTCAGCACCGGCGCCCCGCCCGCGAATTTCACCTCAAGTCCTGCGATCATCCCTCAGCCCCCCTTCGGCGCATAGTCCAGAATTCCCTGCACGGCCTGCGTCAGGATCACCGCCACGACCCCGTAGACGGTCATCCACAAGCGCCGCTCCAGCCCCTCGATCATCGCCTCGATCCGCTCCAGCCGACGCTCGACCTGACCGAATTGCAGCGCGGTGATGCGCTCCTGCGCCTCCAGGCGCGGATCGTGCCACGGCCCGTCCTTGACGAAACGCGACCCCTCCATGCCTCACGCCCCCTCCAGGGGCGGCAGACCCAGCAGGGCGCGCTTCTCGGCATCGGTCAGGAACGCCGCCGCGCTGATCCGCGCCCATTGCTGGTTGCGCTCCTCGGCCAAGGCCGGGATCTGGTCCGGATCGGGCCGCAGTTCCACCTCCGCCCCCAGATGCTCGGACAGCCACCACGCGACCGAGGCCGTGACCCGCGCCACCAGAGGCAGCACCGTCAGCCGATAGAAGGCCCGGTGCGCCTCGGCGTAATTGGCATAGGTCGCATCGCCGGGGATGCCCATCAGCATGGGCGGCACCCCGAAGGCCAGGGCGATCTCGCGCGCCGCCGACAGCTTGGTCTCGTGGAACTCCATGTCGGCGGGGCTGAACCCCATGGGGCGCCAGTCCAGCCCCCCCTCCAGCAGCATCGGACGCCCCGCATTGCGCGCGCCCTGATGGTTCATCTCGATCTCGCCCACCAGCCGGTCATATTGCTCGGGGCTCAGCACCCCCTGCCCGTCCACCCCCTTGTAGACGATCGCGCCAGAGGGACGCGCCGCATTGTCCAGAAGCGCCTTGGACCAGGCACTGGCGCTGTTATGCACATCCAGCGCCACGGCGGCCGCCTGCATGGGCGACAACCCGTAATGGTCGTCCTGCGGATGGAAGGCCTTCACATGGCAGACCGGATCGGGGCTGCCCGTCATGTCGAAGCGATGCTTGCGCCCCCCGACAGCATACTCGTAGCCCACCGGCCAGCCATCCGTCCCCGGCACCACGCTCATCCGGTCCGAGCGCAGCACATGCAGCTCCTCCGGCAGGCCCGAGGCCCCGGCCCCCACCGCTTCAAGATAGCCGTTGCCCGACAGCAGGATCTGCCCGAACAGCGCCTCGAACAGCTCGGCCCGGCCCTGCCCCGGATTGGGCCGGCGCAGCAGGTCCAGCACCGGATGTACCTCATAGCGGCTGACCCGGTCCGCGCAGACCAGAGGCACGGCAGCCGCCGCCTCGGCGATCAGCTTCACGCAGCGAAAGCCCACCGGATTGCCCACGAAGCCGCCGCGCGTCAGACTGCCCGTGTCGCGCGCCGACCAGACGGCCCCGCCGCGCCCCAGGCCGCTGGCAAAGGCCACCACGCGGCCCACGGCGCTGGCCTTCCTCTCGGGCACGGCCCGCTCCGGCGCCCCGGCCGCCTCCCGCGAAAACAATCGAAACACCAT